AGAAACAACATCCCCACTCGACTCGAGGGGTAGTTTATACTTTTCCTTTTGTGCTGTAAAGTATTTCTTAGCTTTAGCAATAAGTTTTTTCTTTGCTATCTTAGTTCTTTTTACATCTGACGGTTCATCAATCTCTTCGTCATAACCGAACTCTTCCATTTTAAAGTCTATATCTTCATCATCAAGTCCCTCTTCAGTTTCTTTAAAATAGTTTCTTAGCAAAGTATCAGGTTCCATAGCACTAAAATCTTTGTTTAATTTAACATAGTCATTAATGCCTCTACCTGTTTCTTTTTTATACTTTAAATACGCAGCCACATCTTCCGGTAATTCCTCTGAAGAATTTCTTTCTTCAAACAATTGATTTACCGATTCGATGTTTTTATCGTATCTAGTATTAATATGTGAAAGAACTTGTTCTTCTGTCAAGTCTTGCGACTCTTCAGGTTTATTCTCTGCAACTATTTCAGTTACCGGAGAATTAGTTTCTTCATTACCTTGAACGTTTGTTGCTACAGGAGCATTGTCTTTCTGTTCAAGAGTTTTCTCGTGCTTATCAAGTAGTTCTTGTTCTACTTGCTGTGATGATTTTTCGCCTCCATCATTTACGGCTCTTACTTTTAATTCCATTTTAATTCAATTTTATACAAAGTTAAACAATTTTATAATACGTTTTTAGACGATTATCTAGGGTTGAATTCTGCGAAATCAAAACCATCTAAACTATCTTCGTTTGATTCAAAGTTTTGAGGAGGGAGATTATTCTTTCTCTGATTAATTAACTTACTTTGTTCTGAGTTTTGTTGACTAATTCTATCACTCTTCGCTGTTTCTCTCTTTTCCTCTCTAGCACCTAATGCACCTTCAGAAATATTTCTTAATTGCATATTGTAACTAAATTCCTGTTCCATTAACTGAGCTTTTAATAAAGCCTCCTGTTTCATTTTATCTATTTCAAAAGCTATCTGAGCCTGTTGCTGTTGTAATTTAGCCTGCTGTTCTGCTTGTAATTTTTGTAGAGCAAGTTGTTGAGACATCTGTTGAGCCTTTAATTGTTGCTCTCCTTGCATAGCTTGTTTCTGCATCATATTGTGTTCTTCTCTTTCTTGCTTTTGTTTTCTTTTTAATTTAAGAAGTTGATTAGCAAGTTTCAAATTACGTATCTCTCTAATATCAATAGCATCTTCTAAATTAATATCCTGTTTAGATAATGCCATTTGAATATTTTGCTCTAATTGAGCTTTCTGTTCTTCATCAGGAGCTACTTCAATAAATATTCCAAAGTCATATATATATAAATCTTTTGTGTCATTTAGAATAGACACATTGTATTTACCTATCTTATTTATAAAGTCTGTTTTAAAATCTGCATACTCTAATATATCCGCCACTCTATAAGATAGAGCTTCGGCTAAAGTTCTATATATATACAAACTACCATCAAGAATATGTCGTGTGGCTGTATTAGAATTTAAGGCTGCTAATTTTTGTGTACCTACTAATGACCTAGGGTCAGGAGTTGAACCATCTCTCGCTTCATTTAATCCTGTTACCGCTCTAATCATATCTAAATAATGATTATAGTTATATATAAGCATTTGAGCTTTACCTGAGCCGGAACTAGAGTTTAACTCTTTAATAGGAACTTTAGCTTGGTTATAATCCCCATCTTGAGTGTAACTTCTACCAATAACACTACCTGTTTGAAAGTACATTCGTAAAGCATCTTCAGGGTTATAAGCATTCCCCGTACCTAAGTCCACTTCATTTAATCCATCCGCATCTATAAATACACCATCAGGAACAACTCGTGCAATTACTTGTTGTAATTTTAAATGAGTTATTTGAATTAAATCTGCAAATGGAATCATTCTTCTAACTAAAGATTCTATAGAACCTTTATACATACGAGGAGCAACTGCTACATAATTTGGTAAAGCATATTGATTAGCTGATTTAGGTCTTACCATATTTTCAGCTAACTCCCATTTTAATATTATATTAGTACCCATTACCATTACTCCATTATACCATACATCTATAGTTTTTTCTATTTTTTCAAATCTACCTTCATCCATCATTTCTTGTGGAGGATTAAACTCATCATCTTTTTCAATTACTTTAGACGCACCATTATCGTATAACTTTTTTTTGTATACTACTTTTTTGGTAGTTTTATAATTAAAATACATTACTGTAGCCGTATCTCTATAAAACATATCATTCTGATAAAACTGTGCGGTATTGTAATAATCGTACCAACTTTGACTATACTGAGATATTTTTTCTAAATCATCATTTGTTAAAGTAGGGTCTATCTTTAATAACTCTGTCATTGCAAGAGTCTTAATCTCACCCCAATAAAAACAATCTTTAAAGTGTGGGTCTTCAGTATAACTGTATACCACATTAGCCGGGTCTACATAACTTACTTTAACTCCCGCTCCGGGTAAGAACTCGTGTTTAGCTATAGATATTCCTAATACCGTTAAATCGTAATCAAATCTTTTTCTTAAATCAATATATTTATTTTCATCAAACAAAGTATCTATAGCCTCTTCTTGTGCAATCTCAATAGCCGGCTTATAATTAAGTTGCATATACAGTGATAACTCTTCGTCAGTTTGAGGTAAATCATCAGGCTCCATAGAAAAAGGATTTACACCTGATTTTTGTTGAATAAGTTCTAACACAGGTTTAGCCACCATTTGACCTTCTATCATTTGTTGATACTTACTACGTTTAGATTGAGACATAGCATCTTGTGCGTAGGCATTAACTTTAAATAACCTATCCGCCATTCCATTAACTACAATATCCACAAACTTAGGTAAGATAGGAACCGGAGTCCAATCAAGATTTAAATAAGATAAATCACCATCTATCGCTAATTCATTTTTATACTTACCAATAGGTTGTTCCCCCCTAGCATATAATCGTAATCTTTGAAAATCCCTCCATTGACCATAATACCTACAACTGTTACTGTCTTTTCTAAACCATTCATATTGTATAGCCTGTCCTATCTGTAAGCCAAACTCTTCTGTATTTTTCTCAGCGTCTGAAACAAATTGACTTGGAAATCCCTTTTCAATAATGTTTATCGTTACTTCTTTCATTTATTTATTAATTGACTTAAACTTCCTTTGTTATTATACCTTGCAAAGTTAACACTTATTTTTGATTGTTTTTGTTCCGGCATATATAAGTGCTTTTGATTAGCCATCACCGCAAGACCGGAACTTATAGTGGCATCAAACTTAGTTCTATTGTTTATATCAAAACGTGCCCAATCTTCTAAGGTACGATTAAAATACATACTACCCATTAAGTCCGCCTCTCTATACGATTCTTGTAAATCTAATCCTACGTATTTTTCAATATACGACTCTATCGCTGCCGCGTGCGCTTGTTTAACATCTTCTGAGGAGTTAGGAATACCTCCTAATTCTTTTTCTGTTCTAGATAATTTAGTATAATGTTTATCCGGTCGGTTCATACAGAATCCTCTATAACCTCTATTTTTAAAATGATAAAGTAAACGAGGTTTATTATTCTCTACTAATATGGGCATTCCATAAAACACGCACGCCATTAAAACTTCCTCAAAAAATATCTCAGCAGTTTGAGGTCTTGCCACATACTCTAAAAAAAATTCATTACTTGGAGCATCATCCATATTAAATTTAGTCATACCGTGTAATGAACCATTAGAACCACCACCACCAACTGTTCCTGATATATCATAAGAGTCACATCCAAAAGAACCTAAATGGTCATTGTCAGGATATTTTATTCCCCTTTTATTTATTACCCTGTTTTGCAAAATTTTATCAGGCATCCAACTAACTAAAAACCTACCCCTAGAATGAGGTGTCCATATAACTTCACTATCCTTTATTCCATTTTTCCAATGAAAACCTCCTCTCGTCACAAAGTGCTCCGTAATCAAACTATCATTATAATCTATTTGTTGATAAATTTTAGTTAAGTTAAACATCTGCATCATTTTTTAAAGAATCTACTTCAGCTTTCCAATAATCAATAGCTCCATTAGTTATCCACTCTCCATCCACTCCCTTAATCTTTGTTTTAGGAGTGTAAAAAACAGGCTCTCCATATCTATCAATAAACCCTTCCATATTCCATTCCATTGGAATAAATAAAGAATAGAGTCCACTTTTAGTTTGACCGTTAGCGTTTCTTTTTTTTATATCAGAATCTTCGTATAACTTTTTAAAATTACCCCCACCCTTACTTAAAGCATTTGATGTAGAACCCATCATACATTTTCCTATAATCTTACTACCTAACCTTAAACACGTCTTAGTTACATTCCAATTGTTTAAAATGTTATTTGGTTTAATCCACTTCCCACTTTCATCGTGTACTAAGAGTAATAACTTTTCTCCATCATAAGAGTTGTCGTCGGTGTTCTTCCAATCAATAGTGGTATCTAATCCATACAACTCTTCCGTGTTAGTATTATACATATTCTTTTTTGTAATCTTAGATGCAGGAACTCTAAAAGCTAATTCAGTTTTCGGTTTATCCATACCGTCCTGAATAGGTTTAAAGAAGAAAGGTAATCTTGTAGATATAGGAACTACTTTATCAGTAAAGATCTTTTTAGCATCTGAACCGGTTTTAGATAATATACCTACTCTAGAATCTTTAGCAAGTGTACCTACATTAA